AGGAATGTGGAACCAGCGTTGAAACTATTTACGTATACCTTGCAAAATTTGGATTAAGGAAGTCAAAAAGATGAGTAAGGCTAAAAAGATATTATTAACAACAGCAATAGTTACTGCTGTTGGAATCACATATGCCATTTCTACGTTTAAAGATTTACCAGACGTATTTGATTGGGAAGGTGAACCTGATGAAACTTGAGTCAGTATATAAAGATGTGAGAGATTTTAAATGCACTGATTTATATTTACATTCCCTAGGCGCTCCGTCTGGAATTAATATTTGGCAAACCTGTCATTCAATTGCACAAATGCTTATTGAAAAAAATATTGCGTACGGGGACTCCGCTTTAGATCCAGTTAGAATTTTTAGTAAATCAGATCCAGTAGAACAACTACGTGTAAGGATTGATGACAAACTCAGCAGGCTTATGAAAGGAACTGACTATGTTGGTGACAACGACATAGACGATCTAATCGGATATTTAGTATTATTAAAAATAGCCAAGGAAAAAAATGATCAAAATTAAAATGAATCATTTAGTTCTTAACAAATTTAAGAAAGATCTAGATGGGTGGGGACATCTATTTAAAAATCAATCTTTTGTCGATCTAACATTAAATTCTAAAAACTTTAGATGTGAAGAATTTGAAAGCAATCATGAAGGAGAACATTTGCTATTTTCTGGATGCTCAACAACATTTGGAATTGGCCTAGAAGAAGATGAAGTTTGGTCAAAAAAGTTATACAATAGAATAAAAGAAAATAAAAAAGTTTCTGGATATTTTAATTTAGCAATGCCAGGAATCGGATGTTTAGAAATTGTTGCTAATATATTTAAGTATATAGATAAATTTGGCAAACCAGATCAAATTTTTATTTGCCTGCCAGAAATAGGCAGAAATTATATTCCAATCAATGAAGAGACCAGAAAATTCTTAAACTATCCTGGTGATTTTGAGGCTGGATCAGTAAGGCATGGAACTTATACAAAAGACACGGACGAACAATCTTTAGAGGTTCTTAAAATTAACACTTTTCACTATCTGTTATTTTTAGAACTTTATTGTAAATCAAACAACATTAAACTATACATGTTCTCATGGGACTACAATTTTCCAGAAATGGATTTAGAAACACTTTGGTTTTTTCCAAGGACTGATTTTATAGATTTTTTTAAAAAACATGCAGACAGTTTAATTAGAGATAGATTTGCAATAACATCTAGGGATAACGAGCATGTAGGAACATCCTATCATCTTTTTTGGTGTGATCGTCTTTACAATATGAGTATAAGGGAGTACGCAAATGTCAACTGAAGCAGAGTTAGTAGAACATTTAGATCAGGTCAATAAGGTTGTTGAAGAATATCTAAAGGGTAATGATCCAACAAAAATATCAAAAGAATTAGAAATTCCAAGGGTGCGTGTAGTTGCATTAATAAATGAATGGAAAGTGATGGCATCAGCAAATGATGCAATCCGTGCAAGAGCAAAAGAAGCATTGGCATCAATGGATGCTCATTATGGAAAACTAATTACAAAAGCATACGAAGTTATTGATGAAGCAAGCCTTGGCAATAATCTTTCTGCAAAAACTCAAGGGATTAAACTGGTTGTGGATATTGAAAAAGCCAGAATTGAGATGCTTCAAAAGGCGGGACTGCTAGAAAATAAAGAGTTAGCAGAAGAAATGGTAGAAATTGAAAGACGTCAAGAGATTCTTGTAGAAATTTTACGAGACATCGCAAGCGAACATCCAGAGGTAAGAGATAAAATTATGAAACGTTTATCTGACATTGCTAAAGATAATGAGGTGTTAACAATTGTCCACGACGTTCAATGATTTTTTAGAAGTATTAAAAGATAGTGTTTTTGAAGAAAGACCAGTAGATGTAAAGACATTTGTTGAGTCACCAAACTATCTTGGACAGCCACAACTTTCAGAAATACAATATAACATTGTAGAGGCAATGAGCCAAATTTATTATAAAAAAGATCTTGAAGATTTAATGGGGACAAATGATGGAGGTGCCTATTATGACAAATATACAAAAAATGAAATTATATTACAACTTGGCAAGGGTAGCGGAAAAGACTTTACCTCTACAGTAGGATGTGCATATTTAGTATACAAACTCCTATGCCTTAAAGACCCAGCGAGATACTTTGGTAAGCCAGGTGGAGATGCTATTGATATTATTAACGTTGCTATTAATGCTCAACAGGCTAAGAATGTTTTCTTTAAAGGATTTAAAACAAAGATTGAAGGATCACCTTGGTTTGCAGGAAAATTTTATGCAAAAGCAGATAGTATAGAGTTTAATAAGTCCATTACGGTTTATTCTGGACATTCAGAAAGAGAATCGCATGAAGGTTTGAACTTAATACTTGCAGTGCTTGATGAAATTTCTGGTTTTGCATCAGAAGTTGGAACTGGAAATGAACAAGGCAAGACTGCAGAAAATATTTATAAGGCATTTCGTGGATCAGTTGATTCTCGTTTCCCAGATTTAGGCAAAGTTGCATTACTTTCATTCCCTAGATATGTTGGAGACTTTATTTCAAAAAGATATGACGATGTTATTGCAGAAAAAGAAGTAATTGAAAAACATCATAAATTTATTATTAATCCCACTCTGCCTGAAGATCATCCAGATAATACATTTGAAATTACCTGGGACGAAGATTATATAAAGTCTTATAAATTCCCAGGAATTCTTGCATTAAAAAAACCAACGTGGGAAGTAAATCCAACTAGAGATATTGAAGACTTTAAACTTTCATTTTTTACAGACCTTGGTGATGCCATGATGCGCTTTGCCTGTAAACCAACATATTCTTCTGATGCATTCTTTAAACAAAGAGATAAACTAGAAAAATGCATGTCATTAAGAAATCCAGTAGACAGTTCAAGAAGATTTGATTCTTCTTTTCAACCAGATCCAGAAAAAATATATTATATTCATGCTGACCTTGCACAAAAACATGACAAGTGTGCCGTAGCAATTGCACACGTTGATAAATGGGTTAGTCTTCAAGTATTAAAAGATTATGAACAGGTTGCTCCAATTGTTATTGTTGACGCAGTTGCGTGGTGGGAACCAAAAACAGAAGGCCCAGTTAACCTGAGCGATGTAAAAAATTGGATTATTAATCTAAGAAGGCAGGGATTTAACATAGGCTTGGTTTCTTTTGATAGGTGGCAATCATTTGATATTCAAAATGAATTAAAATCTGTCGGAATCAAAACTGAAACAATATCTGTAGGGAAAAAACACTATGAAGATCTAGCAATGCTTGTATATGAAGAAAGAGTTGCTATGCCCATGATTCCCTTATTGCTAGACGAGATGGGTGAACTTAAGATTATTAATGACAAAAAGGTTGACCACCCACGTAAAAAATCTAAGGACCTTTCTGATGCTGTATGCGGAGCGGTCTTTGGGGCCATTAGTTTTACGCCTAAAAATGTAAATCAAGAAATAGAAGTACATACGTTTAAAGATAGGCCAAAGCAAGTTGACGACCTACCAGACAACGTGATACAATATAAACCTATCCCAGATGACGTAAAAGATTATCTAGATAGATTCAATCTAATATAAAAAGAAATAGGAGAAAAATGAATTCATTCAAAAAGATAGCACTTGTTACCGCTGCAGCGATGGCGAGTACATTTTTTACTGTTATGCCACAAGCATCAGCAGCAGTAAGTAACGGATATGTATTATCTGATTCACTATCTGCAGGGGCTCGTGGGGTCACAGTATTAACAGACACAACTAAGGCAGAATCTGGAGTCAATGCGGTCGTTGTATTAACAACAAGCGACACTTTGGCCTCTACAGCAGACGATAACGTTTCGTTAGAAATCTCTGGTCCTGCTACATTTACTGATTACACAGCAGCAGGGTCAAACCCTACTGGAGTAACACTTACTAATCTAGGTAAGTTGTTTACATTTACAGCAACAACATCAACAGCAGTTACACTGCCAACAAATGTTAAGTTGACTGTTAATGGTGCAGGTACCGTAACGGTAACACAAAAGAAGAAGGTTGGCTCAACCACTTCTACTATTGATATTAAAACTATCTATGCTGGAACAACTGTAAAAACAAACGTTTTGTCTGTAGCAGACTCTTACGTTCGTGTACAAGATTCAGCAACAGCAGGAACATTAACATCTAGTGTAGATGTTGCAACTGCAACAAGCGTTACTAATGCGGGAACGGGATACGTAAACGTTCGTGCAATGGATGCTTATGCAGCACAACTATCAACTAGCGGTGTAATTCAAGCAACTGCAACCAATGGTGCGGTAGTAGCATGGGATGCTGCTCCAAGCACACAGGTTAATACAGCAGCCAAAACAGGAACTTCTGGAGTTTTATATGTAGTTCAAGGAACTGCAAATGAAAACAAGCCAGTAAACACAACAATTACAATTACTTTTAATGGTGTAACTCTTGCAACTAAAAGTATTGCATTCTCAGGTCGTGCAGCATCAATCTCCGTAACAGGTGTTGACATTGCACTATCTAATGGAGCACGCACAGGAACTTATGACTTTGTAGTTAAGGATGCTGCTGGTAATCAATTGGCTGGAGTTACTCCAACTGCTGATACCACAAAGTATACTTCTCAAGTCACTGCAGTTTCTGTAGGTGGGGCATCATCTGCTACTGCCGTACAAACTGGTGGTTGGACATGCGCTGCTACATCTGGTTCTTCTATTGTAAGAATCAAGCATGTATTGTCAGATCTATCTGAAATTTACTCAAACGAGTTTGTTGCAGCATGTGGTCTAGGCGTAAATAAGTACACAGCATCTCTTGATAAGAACTCTTATGTTCCAGGAGAAATTGCTACACTTACAATCTCTGCTACTGATATTAATGGCGCAAAGGTTGCAGATACCTCTACAGTTGGAAGTGGCGTTGCCATTTCTGGTGGTGGATTAACAGCAATTGCTGCTCCAACATCAGCAGATACATTTGCTCAAGGAGTAAAGACATATAAGTTTACTGTTGGCAATGTCAATGGTTCATACAATATGATCGTAGATCTTCCAGCCTATGTAGCAACTGATGCAGCAAAAACTGTATCTTATAAGATTGCAGATGGCGCAATTAGCAATGCTGAGGTTCTTAATGGAATCGTAGCGCTTATTGCATCTATCACAAAGCAAATTGAGCAACTTCAATTAATGGTTGCTCCTAAGAAAACAATCACATGTGTAAAGGGTAAGTTAACTAAAAAGGTTACAGCCGTTGCACCTGTATGTCCTACAGGATACAAAAAGAAGTAATTAACTTCTCTAAATTAGAGGGTCAACTTAATTGTTGGCCCTCTTTTTTATTGCTTATTATCATTAATTAATTAATAAATGATATAATACCACTGTAGAGATACATTGGAGTGACCCCCCCAATTGAATAGAATAAAGCGTAAAATATTCATTATATTAGGTTCTGCATTATGCATAACTATTTTTGGAATCATGGCCCCTGACCATGCTAAAGCCACGGATAACCAAGATCAAGTTGTTGTAAGTCCTGCTCAACAGGCAGTTAATAGCGCCCTTACAACGGCTACTACAGAGGTCCAGCAGGCCATTACAGCCACAAACGATGCTTTGGTAGAGGTAACACAAGCACAAACCGAATATTCCCAAGCCCAAGGTATTACAGCAGAAATAGCCACAAAAATATCTCTGGCTAATGCAGAAGTAAATAATGTTCAAACCGCTATTAATACTATTAGTAGTGTCGATTTATCTGTTACCCCAATAGATCAAAGTTCTCAGGTAGTTCAAGATGCAAAGGCTACAGTAACTATTGCAACTACTGCCATAAATAATATAACAACACAAATAACAGAGGCTCAGACAGCAATATCTGAAGTAGTCACTGCAAAAACAGAAGCCTCTACAGCACAGGCAACTGCTCAAACCGAATTAACTCAAGCAAACCTT